GATTTCATAGAAATCAAAGCTGTCGATGGACTGTCTCCTGTTATGATTACAAAATGAGACGCAGTCTTTTCAATATAATTACCATTCGGTAATCTATCTTTATAGTTTGCATCTGGTTTTGTTTTAGACATGATATCCGATGAAGAATCATAGATTGCAACTGGTGCTCCAGGTCCTTCTCCTCTATCTTTCCATTCGATGTATTCAAGTTTATAAAATGCAGGAATGACATCTATGCCCTTCACTCCATCATATAACTCTCCAGAGACAGAATTGAAAATCATTCCTGGCTCCGCACCTTCGACATACTTACCATCACGTTTATTAACTTCTGGTGAAAGTTGTCCAAGGATTTTTAGAAAAGGAAGAGCTAGATCTTCTTGACCTATTTTGCCCAAACCTTTTGCTGCATCTTCTTCAAACATATTTGCTGGAAGTGGTGCAGACTTTTTCTCTGTTACTTGGTTCATGTTTATTTGTTCCTTGTTATTTTTGTTCTGTTGCCCGTGAACATGTTAAAAAGATCAGAGGGCATCTCTTGTCCAGATTCCAGACGCTCTCTGACCAATGCTTTAAGTGTCATAGGTTCGACCTTTAATTTCTGGACAGGTTCGTACCCTTGACCTTGCGCAAGGACAGCATATTGCTGTGCCTTGTTATCTTCGTCACGACCGAAGGCAACAGTGATTTCATTTTTAATCAAATCACCTAGGCCGTTATCTCGAAGCCATTTAAATGCTTCTTCCTTTTTTGCTACAGGAATTGAAGCACCGTAGACGGGTTTTACTTCTACCGAAGTTCCGTCTGCTAATTTTAATGTAGAGATGTTCATTTCCTGCATCATTGTAGGAATAACTTCTCCTGAAACTAGTTCTACTTTTCTTTTCAGCTCTTTTAGTTCCTCTTCTTTTGCAACTAATTGATCTTCTAGCTGCTGTAGTTTTACAACTTGATCAGATAATTTATTGGCATCATTTGCACCATCTAAATCTGCACGTTGGTCTTGTTCAAAGTTAATACTATTCATTTATTTTTCCTTTCTCGTTTAAATTAATTTCTATAGGATAATAAATTCTATCTTGTTTATCCCATTTCAATAAATTGTATTTTCCATTTGTAAATTCAGAAACTATAGAACACGCTACACCTATAATTGCAGGATCACCAGTTAATAATAAATAATCTTTTGTTGTGTAATTTTTTAAAAGACTTCTTAATTTAAAAATTAATGGTCCAGGAGAAAAAATAATTTGAGAGAATTCTGGTAGAAGAAATTTAAATTCTCCAAACTTAGAGGCACTCATAATATTTATTTTAGGAGCACCAGCTTTTGTACCAGGTAATTCCTGCAATACATAAACTTTAGGTTTATAATTACTTTTTATATCCTCGTAATTTATACTTTCTGACATTGACAAACAATATAAAGATGTTTATATTAAAGTCAATACAGAAAGAAAAAAATATTATGGACTATAAATTTAAGACTAAGCCATATGCGCATCAATTAAAAGCGTTAGAGCTTTCTTGGAATAAGCCGTACTTTGCCTATTTTATGGAAATGGGTACTGGTAAATCAAAAGTACTGATAGATAATATTGCTATGTTATACGACAAAGGCAAGATCAATGGTGTCTTAATTGTGGCACCAAAAGGTGTTGTTAAAACGTGGTATGAACAAGAAATACCTACACATATGCCGGACCATGTAGAACACACTGATGTTTTATGGCAGGCTATGATTAATAAAAAACAACAAAAAGAATTAGATAAACTTTTTCAACCAGGAGAAAATTTACATATTTTAGTTATGAATGTAGAGGCTTTTTCTACTAAAAAAGGTGTAGAATTTGCAGCTAAATTTTTACGTTGTCACAGAACTATGATGGCAATTGACGAATCAACTACTATTAAAAATCCTGATGCTAAAAGAACTAAACATATATGTTCTTTAGGAGAGTATGCTTTATATAAAAGAATATTGACAGGATCACCTGTAACTAAGTCACCTTTAGATTTATATAAACAATGTGAATTTCTTAAAAAAGAATTATTGGGGCATACATCGTATTACACGTTTAGAACTAGATACGCTAAAATGAAGACAGCTAACTTTGGTGGTAGATCAGTTCAAATTGTAGTTGGCTATCAACATTTAGCTGAATTGTCAGAAAAATTAAAACCATTTTCTCACAGAGTTCTTAAAGACGATTGTCTAGATTTACCTGAAAAAACATATGTAAAAAGAATCGTTCAATTAACGCCTGATCAAGTTAAATTATACAAACAAATGAAAACACTAGCGCTTGCTCAAATGAATGGTAAAATGATGAGCACAGCTACAGTGCTTACTCAATTAATGAGACTTCAACAAATTACTTGTGGTCATTTTACTGCAGATGATGGCACATTCCAGGAAGTAGACTCAAATAGATTGCCAGAATTAATGAACGTATTAGAAGAAATAGAAGGAAAAGTAGTTATATGGGCACATTGGCAAAGAGATGTTAATAGGATTTTAAGGGAGATATCAAAAAAGTTTGGCGAAAATAGTTTTGTTGATTATTACGGTTTAACCCCTATGGCTGACCGTCAAAAAAATATTGAAAAATTTCAAAATAACCCTGAATGCAGGTTTTTTGTAGGCACCACACAGACTGGTGGTTATGGTATTACACTTACAGCTGCTTCTACTATGATATATTATTCTAATGGTTATGACCTGGAGAAGAGACAACAATCAGAAGCAAGAATAGACAGGATAGGACAGGAATATCCAATGACCTACATAGATATTATGTGTGAAAAAACTGTTGATGAAAGAATTGTCAAAGCTTTAAAAGAAAAAGTAAATATTGCAACTCAAATTATGGGTGAGGAATTAAAGGCATGGATCTAAGACCTTTTATTTTAAAAATTTTATTTTTATTAATTTTAATTTTAGCTTACCACTTTACCGCCGGACCATTTCATTTCTGGTAGTCCGTTCTCAAATTTTTTTCCGTCGTAAGTAAGAACTTGTTTTCTGTTAGATCCTTTTTCATTGTAGGACACGTGTACCCACCCGCCTGCAGGATCATCTGGATTGTAGAACTCTAAAATTAATTGGTCAAAGTCGCAGTTTGCTTGAATCCAATATGCTGTTTGAATATTTGGTATGCCAAAAATTTCTATATCGCTTGCCATGCCTTTGCAATGTTGGCTGGTGGATTTTGAACCTATGGCTTCTGAAAGCTGGGGTGAACGATACCCTGATGTTATAGTAATTGGTTTATCAAACTTAGCTCTCAATGGTTCTAGTATTTCATAGCATAAGTTTTCTAAATTTTTTATTTCACCAGCTCCAGGTGTATTGTCTATACCCTTACGAGTTGCTGTCATTGATTTAGTAAATTCTTCAAGTTTAAAATGTTTACTTAATTGCATGATTTTTTATTGTAAGATTAAAGTAAATATAACATAGCCCATACCAGTAATCAATGCTCCAGTAGACACTAATAAGATGCTTTCTATGCGGTTAATTTGACGCTCAAGCTTATGTATCTTATCGTGAGTCTGCTTTTGCATTATTCTACAAAGCTTCTCATGTTCTTCTATTTTTTGTAATGCATTTTTAGCCATATTATCCTCGTGGAAATAGAAAATCAAATAATTGTTGTCTTGTCAAGTCTGGACGAATATTTCTTTGCACTTGTGCATTTACAGCATTAGCATCAATACTAGGTAAGTTTAACGTTGTTGGTGTTATAGGTGTGTCCTGCATTATAGGCATTAATGGATTTTCTATATTTGGAAATACTGGTTCGTCTAAAGTAACTTCTGATAATTGATCATAAATATCTTCAATAGCATCTACAGCTTCTTCATAAGGATTTGATAAACCTAAACGGTCAGCATTTTGTTCAAAAGCTTGTTGTATTTCAGCAGATGGTAAGAAAGGCCTAAATTCTCCTTCGGTTAAAGAGCTATAAGCTTTTGTTCCAACTCTATCAAAAGCTTCTATAATTTGATCTTCATCTAAACCTAAAGTTTCACCTGCTTCCATATCTAATTTCATATTTTTTTGTACACCAAACAAAGCACGGTTAGCATTAATAAAAGAATCTACAATAGTTCTAGGCTCAATTGGTCCACCTCTTAAAGTTTCTCTAGTAAATAAAGATCTAGAATCCCTTGTTCCTTTTTGAAAGTCTGCAATTTTAAAATTTAAAACTCGTTCTGCATTTATATCTACAGGTCTAAAACCAAACAGCCCTGCAAACTCAGGACCAAAGTCATAAGTTTGACCATATTTATCAAATTTACCTTTGGTAATTACATTAACTTCTTCTATTGATTGATCCATTCTTTTTAATTGATTAAATGAGAAAGGCATTTGTGCTTCTACTAAGTGAGCCATAATTTTATTAGCTTTGTCTCCGGATGTATCTTGTGGGTTAAATACTTGATAACCTTCTCTTGTTCTACCACCTCTAATTAATATATCTGTAACAGCTTCTGTCCAAATAGATTCTGAAATAAATGGTGATGCAAATTCTTTCATAGCTTCAAACGTACCACCAATAAAGTCATTCATAATACCGTCGTTATCTTTTTCACCGTCAGCTACTGAATTAACGACAGTTTGTAGTGGTCTAATTAATGTATCATATGCATTAGCATGACTAAAATCTATGTAGGCAAAAGAACCATCTTTGTTTTTAATTGGTAGTAGTGTTGAGTTTCTAGACCAGTTAGCAACGTATCTTCTAAGTGCATCTCTTTCGTCATCAGTTACATCATATAGTGCTCCAAACATTTGAGACACACCATACGGTACAGCAGCAACAGTTGTAGTAAATCCAAATAATCTTGTATATCCTGTTCTTTGGAACGGTTTTAATGTTTTACCATTGACTATTATTTCTTCGTTAATTTCTTTTAACGCTCTGCTTACAATGTTTGTACCTGTTCTAGCAATCTCCGCAGGGAACGATACGAAATTTCCTATAGGTAATTTTCTTAAACCTTTAATAAATTCTGATACATAATCATAGTTTGGTATATTGTTTCTAACTATGTCTGCTGCTTGTTCTTCTAAATATTCTTTTGTTAATCTTACTTCTTCACCAGCTGCATTCTTAAACCACTGTCCTCTAACTACACCTACTCTTTCAAATGCTTTTTCCATTCTTTTTTGTTCCATAGCCCATGATGCTATTTTCCAGAAATCATCTTCAGCTGTGTATAAATCTTGTGATACAGATTTTAATTTTGATAATGGTTTTAATAATAATCTCATACCTTTGTCAGATGTCATAGTCTCACCAAAGTTTACATCTTCCATAAGTCTTGCAAGGTCCCCGAGTCTAACGTTAGAGTTTACAACTCCAAGTTCCAACAATCTTTCATATAATTGATTCTGTTGTCTTGTACCTTTTAACGGTGTTTGTAATGCTTGGTAAGCTTGTTTGATTGCAGCACCATCGGGTACAATACCATTAGCTGTAGCAAAAGCTCCCGCACTTACAAAGTTACGCATGTGTGTAACTGGTGATAAAATTGTTTTAGCAATCTGTGATGTAGCTTTAGGATACAATACTAAACTTTCATACATTTGTGCTAAGAATTTATTATTTTCTGTAGACATTGATGTTTGTTTTAATGCATCTGCAACACCTGGTCTTGCATACAAAGGATTTTGTGCATCAGCAAAAGGATTAGTTGCACCTTTACTAATAGATAATTTACCTGATGGATCTATAACTTCTATTTTTTTAAAGTCATCACCAAAAAATTTCATAGCATCGTCATAACTTCTTGCAAACATTGGCTCTTTACCAGCAGCCTCAAGCTCATCAGATTTTTTAATTAAGTCATCAAAGAAAACATTTCGTCTAGCAATGACAGATAGTTTAGCGGTACCACCTAAGATAGTTTGCATAGGATTTTTTTGTTTACCTAATAATGCTTCTATGGCTTCTCTTGGCCCACCTTTTTGTATGTCTAACATAGACACAAACTCTTTTGGCTTAGCATCATTTGCTTTATCTAAAGTAGTTTTGTTTAAAAAGAAACTTGGTATTTTAAATAACGGTACGTTTGATCTATCCATTTTAAAACCAGGAGGCATCTTAACTGTTCTAAGTATACCAGCTATTGCATCATCTGCTTCTTGAACTTCTAATTCTTTACCAGCTTGTCTTGCACTGTTAATTAAAACAGCTCTTGTTTTTTCTATTGCTTCAGCTGTAGGTGTATAATTAAACCAAGGTATTAAAGATTTGTTTTGAAATACATCATAAGTTGCACCTAAATAATCTTTAAACTTACCACCAAATAAATCTTTAAATTCTTTTAATTCTTTTTTGTCTAATTTACCACCAACCTCTGTAAATAATTTACCCCATCTAGTTCTAATATTAGATAAACCTCCAAAGATAGCTGTTTCTATTTCTTTTGCTTGGTCAGCATTCTTTGCAAACTTTGCTATTTGTTCTGACACTTTTGCTTTTTTAGCTGCATCTAATGCACCAAAAGTCATTACACCTTCGTCATCTAATTTAGGATTACCTTCTAATAATAACTCATTAACGTCGCTTAAAAATGTATTTCTATTTTTAGCATTTTGTTTATTAAAAATAGTTCTAATAGGTGGGAATAATTTATCTATACTAATATCTATTTCTCGTGATGTATTTCTTGCAGCCGCTGCATCACCTGCTCTTAAACCTATTTGTTCTCTCTCCATTTGAAAAAACTCAGGAGTTTTGTCGCCTCTTGCTCTAAGTTTACCACCAACTTTATCAATCCATTTATCTATTTTACTATTGTTAACATCTAATTTTTTATTTCTTTGTGCAAGTTTCTTGATTCCTGTTCCTACACCACCAAGAATACCGGTAAACAATGCACCTTCCGTACCAAACTTAACTCTGTTTAATAACTCTCTACCTGGATCGTTCTCATCATCTTGTAAATCAAACGCTAATGAACCTGCTGCTTCTACATCTCCAACAAATACACCTTCAGCAATACCGCCTGTAACAGCACCAGCTAATAATTTAGCGGGTCCTGCACCTCTCATATTTTTTACTGCTGCAGCTAGCTTAGGACTGTTTGCTTTTAATAATGTACCAGTCTTGCCTGCATTAATTGCTTTCTCTGCAAGTTTGCTACCAAGTTTAAAACCATAACCACCTGGTATACCAATGTTAACTAATAGTTCTGTAATTTTTCCTGCAGCTGTTGCTTCTGCTTTCTCGTCAAATGTTGTAAGGTCGTCAAAGAATTGTTCTACTTCAGCAGCTTTGTTTGTGCCTGCTCCAAGGTCTATAAGTGTTGCGCCTAATGAAAATAGGCCTTTAGGTATTGCAATAGCACCCGAAACAATCCCGGATAGGACCGATTCAATCGTGCCTACTTGATTAAAATCTTCAGCCATGGTCCCTCCTAACCAGTTATTTTTTTAAAGAAGCTTTCTGTATCTGTTTTAGGTTGAATAATTTGTCTTTTTTTAGCTATACCGTCTTCTATTAAAATAGCTTCGCCTTTAAAATTATAAACCCCATCTTCTTTAAAATCGTCTGATGTTATAAATTCTTCAAAGCCGCCGTCTTTATCATATTTTTTTGGAATTTTACCTTTATATTCTTTACCTTCACCAAAGAAACCTTCTTCAGTTAATTCCATGGTTACGTTGTAAACTTTTCCTGAATCAGTGCTTGCTTTAGATGCATTAAATTTTTCGGTAATAGTTGTTGGTAGGTTTCTTGCTTTTTTCTCTGCAACTTCTGGTGAATCACCTTGTGATATATAAAAATCATAGTTTTGTTTTAAAGTTCCACCAGTTTTACTAGCTTCAATTTGTTCTAGTTTTAAATCTTGTTGAGTCTGCATTAAGTTTGCAGCTTCTCTTAATTTCTCTGGTTTGTCATATGACTGACTTGTCTCTGCAATAACATCTGAGACTAAATTGTCCGCGCCCAAGCCTGTTCTAGATATTCTTTGACCTGCTTTAATCATTGCATCGTACAATGCATTTTTTTGTGCACGGTCATATCCTAATGATTCTAAAATAGAATTAACTTTTTCTTTTCTAGTTTTTTCTACTGGTGGATCAGTATCACCAGGTAATTTTACATCTGGTTTAACTTGTCCAGTTGCAACTTTTTCTTTCATATCATCTTCAGTAGTAAATATACTTGTATCTTTATTTTTTTTAGCTTCTTCTTCTGCTTGTAATCTTCTTAAATTTTCTCTAGCTTCTTCAGTTCCTTTAAAAGTTACAGCAAGTTTTGCTCTTTGTAAATCTGTTAATGGTCCTGTAGCTGTTCCATAATTTTCTACTTCAGCAGCTAACTGATCCGTTTCGGAAAGATTTGGTGCATACCGTGGAACAATAACTTTTGGAAATATACTTGAAGTTTTATAATTGTAATCTTTATATGGATTTCCAATACCTAATTGTGCAGCTGCGTTTAAAACTTTTGGATCTGCTACTTGTCCCGGTTGTAAACTAGCTTGGACATTCTTAAATACTTGGCCAGCATCTTGGTATCTTTGTCTTGGTTCTTTTATACCAGACATAATCCCTTCTTTAATAGGGCCACCGTATCTAAACATTGGTCTATTTAAAACTTTCATTATTTATCTCCTGGGAATCCAAATATTTTACCGTACAATCCACCGACTCCTAGTGCTGTACCAATTGCCTGTGACATTGGGCTAACTGGTGTAGGTTGTGCGTAAGGTGCTGCTGCAACTCCACCTGATAAACCTGTTAGGCCTGTGCCGTATTGTGATAATCTACCGTATGGTTCGTAAGCTGCAGTTCTAGCTGCTTCTTGATCTGCTTGTAATTGTGCTTGTGTTAGACCTTGTCTTAAAGATCCTAATTGTCCCAGTGCTCCAACGTCTGCACCAAGGCCTGCTCTTTGGAAATTAGATAATCCCATTTGCGCTGCACCTAATCCTGATTGTGCGGCTGCTAATTGACCACCTTGTGTAAATGCATTTGCTGCTGCTTGTTGTGCGTTTTGAAATCCTGATTGTAACATCTGTGCCTGTAATGCAGATCTATCAGCTAAAGTTCTTGCATCGTATTCTCCTAACATTGCACCTTCTCTACCGCCACCAAAGTTACCTGTTCCTACAGCTGCATCTTGAATAGCTTGTCTATTAGTACCTCTTGATCTGTCAAACTCTGCAAGTGTAGTGTCAATAACTTGTTGCTGATACGGCGACATAAAAGGTTGATAAGCTGATGCTCCAGTTAATCCACTTAGTCCACCAACAGTTCCAGCTGCTTGCTGTTGTGCAGCTTGTGCTGCTGTTAAAAATGGTTGATAAGCACCAACACCTGACGTTGCTAAATTAATTGCTTGTGTTTGTAATGGATCTTCACCAGCAACAAATTGTCTACCAGTAAATTGACTTGTATCTATTGGTACGCTGTATGCGCCTTTAGCCTGTGCAGCAAAATCTTTTGCGTAATCCTGTAAAAAATCTGGTGTTGCCATATTATACTACCCTCGTTTCTAATTGTTTCATATTATCATACATAGCTTGTGCGCCTTGTGATTCTTCTGACACTTTACCACCAGCTTCTAAATGTTTCATTAAATTTTCCATAACTTCAGCGCCTTTATCTATATCTCCGCCACCTGCGTTTCTAACAGCATCTGCGGTAAATACAAACTCATTTACGCTTAATCTTGCTGGCACATCATCAGCTTTTTCTGCTTTACCTATTGGTACAAAGCCACCTTCAGCTCTGTAATCTTTTTCCATGCCACCTAAATCCATTAAGCCGCCTTCAGCTCTACCTACTCTTACACCACCTGATGGATAATTAAATCTATTTGTTCCAGGAGGAGTGCCATAACCAGCTACACTAGTTAAACCACCATTAGCCATCATCATAGGCATTTGTGGTTCTGTTTGTATTGTTTCTGCTTCAGTAGTCATTACCTCTTCTTGTTCTGGTCCCTGTTCCCCGGACGCTTGTTGAAGAACCATCATTTTAAATTCTGGATATGATAAGTCACCACCTTGTGCTACGTATTTTTGATATTCTTGTCTTAAAAATTTTTCTGCTTCAGGCGGTAATTGTATGTCTTCTGTCATAGAAGCTTCTACCATTTCACCATTAGCATAACCTATTCTGCCACCTTTAGCTCCTGCAAAATCTCTATTATAAAATTCTTCTCTTGCTTTTTTAGAAGCCTCCTCTGGAGAAAAACCTTCTTCTAAAAATTGTTCAAAAAGTTGTTCTAATAATCTTTCATTTGCATCATTAGAAGCTACTTTCATAATACCCCCACCATTATTATAACCTATTCTGCCACCGTTAGCTGCAGGTTGATAAAAACCTGATTGTGTAAACTGTTGGTTAGGTAAAAAACTCATATAAGGATCTCTATTTCTTGCCATCATGTACGCTGTGTATGGATCAATAAATTCATCTACTTCTTCTTCTATTTCTTCGTATGGTCCTGTCTTAAATGCTTTTTGTATAAATGGTGTTGCAACTGCTGTTGCACCTAAACCTAAACCTATTTGTTTACCTAAAGAAAGTCCTTTAAATTTATCAAACATAGATGGAAAAAAACCTTTAGTAAATCCATCTATCTTCATTTGACTTGTTGTAGGATTAGCAAATAAACCCGGTACTGCACCCCCTAGTCTGCTAAATAAACTTGCTTTACTAGCACCAAAAGGAATCATACCTAAACCACCTATTACAGCAGCTTTACCTAATGGACTTTTAACAATTTTTTTAATCCCACGGACGGCTTTCTTAACTAAACTTCCTAATCCGTACATTTGTCTGGGTTGTTGCATTCTAGAAATTGCCATAATTTTACCTTAATCTCCTACTTTATTACGTTTTACTTAGTAAATCAAGAGGTGGCATGATGACTTTTACGTCTTGTGCCATGTCCTCGTTTGTATAACCTTTAGCTTCCCACTCTTTTCTATCTTTAAAAGTCTCTCCAGTTTTCTTATTTCTATAGGTTAATTGTACTTCTGCTTCTTTTAATTCCATTAGTCTGTTTTCTCCTTTTTAATGTTAAGATAACTTATACCAAAAACAACGCCATCAGACATGGTCCCAGCTGTAGTATAGGATAATTTAGTGCCTCCTTCTACAATCAAAGGTAAAGTTAATATTTCTACACTAGCTGATGTTGCTAATGTTTGAGTATGTACTATCTCAAATGCATTATTTTTTATAGTAACTGTTGGTGTATTAGAACCTGATTTGTTAGTAGCTCTTAATGACCTAACAATTATTGTTTCATTTACACCTGGCTCCAACATATCAACAGACTCAGCTGCTGTAGTCGTTTTACCATAAAATTTATATTCGTTCACTACTGCCATTATGCATCTAAAAAGAAACTTTTAGCTTCTATCTCTTGTTTAACTTCATCTTGAAATGAAGAGTTTAATTTTGTTATTACACCATCAAGATCTCTAATTAATGATTGTAGATTAGCTCTGCTATATTCTTCTTCAGCTCTTGTTAATGATTGTACAATTTTTGCCATATTATTTTATTAACGCATCCCTTGCTTTTTTTTCATCTGCAGTTACAAATGTATATTGACCATCAGGACCTATCTCATATCCATCTGTAAATTCTTCTTCATCTGTTGGAGGATTTAATTCTCCTCTATAAAAACCAGAAAGAGTATCGTATTTTCCAAAGTTTTTTATATTAGGAATATTTCTAGCAACAGTAAAAGCTGTACCTAATCCAGGCGCAATAAGGTTTCCAATTATTGATGGTACAAAACTTTTTAATCTATCACCTAAATAAGCTAAACCCATTAAAGGTTGTCCTTGATCATCTAAATTTCTATACCCACTAAAAAAACCGTCACCAGAATATTTTTGATCTACAACATCAACATTAGAACCTGTTCCAGTTGTGCCCATAAAACCTAAATCAGCTCCTGTTTGTCCTCCTTTAAAACTTGATCCACCGTCATATCTTTCTGCTCCACCATAACTTTTATCAGCAAAACCTTCGTCCCTGTCTCCAAAACCATTTAAACTCATAATACCTGAAGGTCCTCTGTTAACACCGCCTTTTAACGAATTATGTAAATCTGATTTGATTAATAAATCTTTTTCTTTTTTTGTAATGTAAGCTAATTCTGTTTCAGGATGGTTTGGACTTGACTTCCATTTTAAAGGAGCTTTAACTTCTTTTTGTTTGCCAAGATAATTTTTAACACCACCTTGTACATCATATTTAATTCTTTTTTCTACAGCCATTATCTTCTTCCTCCAGGATGTATATCTAATCTAAACGTACCAAGTTTCCAATCTTCACTAGTTCCAGTGTTAGCAACTTTTAATGCAATAGATCTTGCTCGTAATCTTGTATCTTTTTTAGTAGTAGTTCCGTCAATACTAAAATTTGTAGTAGTCCCCGTGCTGTTTGGATAATTTCTAGTTGTAAAACTAACTTGAGTATTTCCCGTTTGCGAAATAAAATCTGGTATAAATCTACTTATTCTCATTATATATTCTCCGTCTCCTCTAAGATCTGGCATACCTACAACTTGTCCTGTACTAGCCCTTCTTTGAGTAATGTCAAAATCACCAGAAGTAATTGATCCAATGATTGCTGTTACTGTTCCGCCTGCATCTATTTGATCGGTCCCTGTTTCCTGTTGATAGTATGTTGTACAACCATCAGTGTTTCCTGTAACATCGTAAGATGCATTACTATTTGGGTTATAGTACGTTGCGTGAGGTTTTGCAAATACTGCTGAGTCCTGCCAAGCTGCTCTAGGCAACGTTCCTGTAGTCCATATCGGTCTTTTTGTGGTAGAATCTAAGTAATTATAGGTCACTACTCTATTTATAGCATCAGAAGCTGATGTGCAATAAAACCAATTTATCTCACCAAAAAGGTTATTTAAACCACAATTTACAAGATCTCTAGAAGTTGAGTTTAGATCGTCATATACATGATCTTCTACCAAACAAGGCAGTGATTTTAATTGACCATCGTATGCAAAGAATCCATTTTCAGACATCCAATAAGCTGTACCATCAACTTCAATACAAGCATTTTTTCCTAACAATCCACAGTTAGTTCCTATTTGTTCAAACGAGAAAGTAAAAGGTTGGCCAACAAATTTCATAAGGAACAATGCTGTATCGGTCCATACATAGATTGCATCTCTACCTTTAATAGCTCCCATAATTTTAGAACCATCAGCAAGTCTTTGTGTACCTGCGGTATTGTTTGCTTTAACGGTATATGAATCTGTTTGATCAATACTTTCTTGAGAAGAAAATCTTATAAACATATCATCCTGTGTAGTTTCTGTTCCAACTGTTGTCTCTGTACCAAAAAATACTAAGTGTCTATCTGGTGTAGAAACTAGAACGTGTCTAGATTTTGTAGGTGCATTAGCCAGTATAGTGGCTCTAGTAGAAACAGCCGCACCAGCTGCAGCGTCCCATTCAAAACAAGCGCCATTATATATAAGTGCAATTAATTTTGTACCGTAGTTATCAAGAACCCATAGACCAGGGTCAATAGTAAAGTCAGCAGAAGACGGGTCACCCCATGCAACATATTCAGATATGTTGGTTACAGTGTCACCACCACTATGTGATGCTTTAGTTGTGCCATTAACTTCTCTTGCTCCTCCACTTAAAATGTTTGTAGAAGTATCGTTAGATGTAAAACTTATATCTTCTGTTCCTATTCTAATTTCTCCTGAAGATGGAAAAGCTGCTGAGTTAGTTAAAGGAATATCTGTTACAGCGTCATTAATACCCGAAGCTAAAGTTGTAGTAGCAGCTCCTAAAGCCGTACCACCAAATAATCCTGTACCCCAACCATAACCACCTAATTGTTGTGAAGGCCCTACTGTATAATAACATAAAACAGAAGTGCTGTTACCATCACTCGTAGTTAATGGGGTCCCTGATTCCTGAGTCGCCATTGTAATTTCAAAAGTAGTTGTAGTAGGAACAGAAGTTACCATAAATTTTTGGTCTTCAAAAGTAGCATCACTATAAGTTGACCCAGCAGGCACTCCACTAACAGAATCAAACATAACAATATCGTTTTCAGCTAAACCATGACTACCTGTGCATGTAACCGTAACTGTTGTTGATGAAGAAGAACTAGAAAATTTTGCTCCTGTTAAAGTAGTTCTAATTGGATGAATGTCATAATACACTCCTCCTGAATAAACGTATAAAATTCTATTAGTTCCTATAGCAGCGTATTTAATACCAGCGTTATCGTCCCAATGATGAATAGCTCTAGCTGCACCAGTTAATTTATCATCACCTAACTGAGTCCAACCACCTATTTTTTCTGGGGTGCCGTATCTAAATCTAACATTGTCACCATCAAACCATTGGCCTTCAGCCCCGGTTTCTGTAACCTGTTTGTTGAATCCTGGTAAAAAACCTAATTTTTGTAGCATATAACTCCATAATATTATGACTTCAC